ATATAAAAAGATTGCAGACTTTGAAACAACTGCACGTGGTTTCTTCTGGGTTCCAGAAGAAGTCAGCTTAACTAAAGATGCCAATGACTTTAAAGAAGCAAGCGATGCAGTAAAACATATCTTTACTAGTAACCTATTGCGTCAAACAGCATTGGATAGTTTACAAGGACGTGCACCAAGCCAAGTGTTCACGCCTGTTGTATCATTACCAGAACTAGAAGCATTGATTTATAACTGGAGTTTCTTTGAGACTAACATTCATAGCCGTAGCTATAGTCATATCATTCGTAACATTTATAATGTGCCTAAGGATGTATTTAATACTATCCATGATACAAAAGAAATTGTAGACATGGCAAGCAGTGTTGGTCGCTACTATGATGAGTTACATAAGATGAACTGTAAGAAAGAACTAGGCTTTGAGTTGGAGTCAGAAAAATCACACATCAAAGCAATTTATATGGCACTACACGCCAGTTATGCATTGGAAGCATTCCGCTTTATGGTATCATTCGCTACAAGTTTAGCAATGGTTGAAAACAAAATCTTTATTGGTAATGGTAACATTATTAGTTTGATTCTACAAGATGAATTGCTACACAAAGGCTGGACTGCCTACCTTATTAACCAAGTAGTTAAAGAAGATAGTCGTTTCGCACAGGTAAAATCAGAATGCGAAGCCGAAGTCTATCAACTTTACTTGGATGTTATCCGTGAGGAAAAAGATTGGGCAGACTATCTGTTTAAGATGGGCCCAGTCATTGGATTAAACGCTACAGTATTAAAAGACTTTGTTGATTACACTGCAAATGATGCACTAAAAGCAATAGGTATACGATATAATAATCCTGCACCAAAAACTACGCCTATTCCGTGGTTCAACAAGCATAGTGACACAAGCAAGAAACAAACAGCATTGCAAGAGAATGAGAGTACAAATTATGTTATTGGTGTTATGTCTGATAGCATTGATTATGATGAGTTGCCAAATATATAAGGAGAATAAAATGAAAGCAATCGTATGGAGTAAATATCACTGCCCTTACTGTGACCAAGCAAAGGCATTACTAACACAAAAGGGTATACCGTTTGAAGAAAAGAAAATCGGAGATGGATACACTAAAGAAGAATTATTAGAAGCAGTACCAACTGCTAGAACAGTACCGCAAATCTTTTTAGATAATGAATTGATTGGTGGATTTACAGAATTAAAAGCAAAATTAACAGAAAGTATCTAATGCAAATAGCAATCGAACCAAACTCAGTATATACATTTAAACTAAACAGTGGCGAAGAACTAATCGCCAAAGTAATTCAAGCAGGTGGAGAATTTATTAAAATTGAAGAGCCTGTGTCTATCGCCCCGTCACAACAGGGTATGCAGATGATTCCAAGTATCTTTACTGCAGATCCGAAGGGTGAATTTAAGCTAAATACTAGTAGTATTGCAATGTATGCAGAGACTGATGATAATATCAAAGACAAGTACCTAGAAGCTACAACTGGCATTAAGGTACCTAGTAAAAAAATCGTATTAGGATAAAATGGCACAATTAAGTCGTGTGGGAGATGCAAATCAAGAAGGCGGAACAATCATTCGTGGCGCCGATACTGTATTTGCTAATGGAATTAAAGTAGGGCTACATGTTAGTCAGATTACTCCACACGCCCCATGGGCCAGAAGACCTCATCCCCCGCACAAAGCGGCGACAACTACAGATGGTAGTCCAACTGTATTCTGTGAAGGTGTACCAGTACTTAGAGTAGGGTCAGGAAACAGTTGCGGTCATAGTATCGTACAAGGTAGTCCTGATGTGTTTGTACCATGAGTGATACAGGAAAACAAAGTCCCTTAGGTGTTAACGCATTAAGTTCATTATTACAAAATATTGGATTTAATATCAATCCTATTATGATTGATTATGTAGGTAGTAGTACTAGTGTTACACAATATGATCCTGGTAGTATCATTACTATTACTAGTTTATTACCACTGACATATGCTATAAAAGACGCATACACTAGAGGTCAAGTTAATAGTACAACTTACAATAATTTAATATCAATAGGTGCTAATACTATACCTGGAATGGGTAATAGTCCGCCTACTACATTTAATTGGACAGGTTATCCTAATTGGGCTAGTAATTATACATACACTAACAGTGTAACTCAATGGGGTTACACTAGATTATTTGCCTTACAGGCATATAATGAGTTTAATTACAATAGTGGTTTATCCGCCGATAGTGGTGCATATAAAGATTTCTTATCTGGCTTCATGTCAAATTATAGTTTCATTGAATATAGTAATGATGCTATTCTAGCAGTAAACAATTCACAAACATTCTTAGATGGTACATATAGTAATATGGATGACTTAATCACCGGTGATATAACCGGTGTAAGTATAGCAACTACTATATTTGGACAAGATTTAATCACTAGTGGCAAAGCAATTGATTTGCAATCTATTGCTACATTTGGTTTACCTAGCAATCTATTAATGACATTACAAAAAAATAATGCGATTACTAAATCAGTAAGTCTTGCATTAATTGCTAGTGGAATAACAGTATCGGAATTGAGTACTATAATATCCCTAGCCGAACCTATAAGTAAAGAACAAGAACGTAAGATATACGGGGCATTTGGTATTATATTAGGACAAGATTTAAAAGATGTATTAGTATCATTAAATTGCAAGACTGCTGGTTTAGAATCACTAGCAGATTTATTAAATCCAATCAAATTATTTCCTAATAGTTATCAAACATTAACTGTGCCGGTATATAACACAGTCGGTGGACCTGCTAATAGTAAGATATATTATCCTATCTATGTTAATGATGGATTGAATAGTCAATTAAGATCACCTACTACAGTACAACAAAACGGAGTAGCATAATGGCTGGTTTTTTTCAAAATCTTAGACTAGTATCAGAACGTAGTACGTTTGATGATATGGACGCACCTGCTAGTAATGCATATGCAACAACTAATACAGAGTCTACTAATGTAGCAACCGAGGATACAACTGTTACTCAACCTGCTCCGCTTACTATACAACCTATACCACAGGGTTTTGGTGCATACTTAGATGGTATATTACCTCCTGATATTGCTAAAGCAGCCGGTGCATTTAGTGTATCAATGCAACAGATTAAAAATATTTCAAGTGTGCCAATCGAAAAATTTGCACAAGTAGTTAATAGTTTAGAAACAACTAAGGGTTTAAATGTTAATGGCTCTAGCGTGCCTACTGATACATCATTAGCGAGTCAGGGATTAGCATTGATTGCATTAGGTAACGGGCCATATGGTACATACACTATGAGTAATTTCTTAGGATGTATGAGTGGATTGCCTTATCTTGGTATTAATATTCGTCAGCTTATACAACAGTTAGAAACACCTACACTGTATGACATCTATAAAAATTTATATCTGGCAGTAACATGGGAACGTGCAACCGCTACAATTCAATACACGTATGACGGAATAAGCACATACACTACTACCGGAGTAACAATTACTGATCCGGGTGGCGGTTATGGACGTGCCGGCGCAGCCGCACCAACAGTTACTGTTAACGGAGCAACAGTAACAGCTAATATTGGAACTAATTATCTAGATATTACTAACTATGGTAGAGTCACATCTTTAAATTTTACGCCAGGCACCTCAGGTAGTGTACCTACTATATCAATAGATTATCCTCCAGGAACAGGCTCGTTTTCTAATAGTATCGTGCAGACCTACATTGATGCAGCCAATGCTGAAATTTTAGTAATTAAAAATGCACAACCAGCAAGAGCACAACAATTAATCACTAATTGGGAAAAGACCGGTACATTATTATCAATTGAACAACGTGCAATTGTAACAGGCATGTCTTTAAAAGTACCATTAGCTAGCTCAGGTGATAGAGAAGCTACCTTAGCTGGTTATCCTACAACACAATATGCATTTGTAGATAGTATCCCTAGATATGCAAAGTTCACACAGCCGCATATGTATTCACAAACACTAGAAGCTATCAGTGATTTAAATACCGTAGGTGGCAGAAGTATTGTAGCTATGTTGCGGGAAGCACGTAATCAAGCTAGATTACAAGAAGCAGGCATTCCGTTAGATAATAACATAGAAAATAAATTAACTAATACACAAGAAGCACAACTAATTGGGAATGGTATATTACCTAATTCAGTCCCTTCTACTAATGGAATTACTCCATTAAATGACGGAACTTATACTTCTACTGAGCCGGCTTCGTTACAAACAGATTTAGGTTCTTCAGATCCATATGGCTATTATGATCCTACAACTAATGAATATTATAACACAAACACTAATTATCAAGGTAACGGTGAAGCCATAGACACCGGACAAGCAATTGAACCAGGCAGCTTTGCTGGTTCTAGATATAGAAATTTAATACCCCCTGAACTGTCTCCGGTATATACATCAGATGTATTACTGCCCTCAACTTATTCCATACCAGAAGCAATAGATGAAGTAATTCGTTGCAATTGTGATTGCTGGGATAATATCTAAATTCAGATAGCCGAAAGGATATACTATGAAAGTTAGCCAACCTATTAAAGTTTTAACAGCCTTTATATTTCTTACATTAACAGTTATGTTTGGAACTGCAATTGATGTATCAGAATCTGAAATAGTAGAAGAATCTAAAGTTGCAAAAACTGTAGATCCAAAACAGTTAAAATGTTTAGCAATGAATATTTTCTATGAAGCCGGCAGCGAATCGATAAACGGTCAAGCGGCAGTAGCACGTGTAGTAATGAATAGAATTGCATCTGGGTTTGGTAATAATCCTTGTGCTGTAGTATATCAAGCAACATATGTAGATAAACTAATAGATGATGAGCTACAAAAAGTCAAGCTATGTCAGTTTAGTTGGGTTTGTGAAGGTAAAGGCGATCCTAATAAAAACAATCCTAGATATAAACAATCAGAACAAATAGCATATGATGTATTGGCATATGATGCATATAGTGAGGTAGTACCCAAATCTGCACTATTTTTTCATAATCTAACTGTCGATCCGTTATGGCCCTATAAACAAGTAGCAAAGATAGGTAATCATATATTTTATAGCAGAGTTAAAAAGTCTACCCAAAAGAATAGTACTAAAACAGAAAATAATATATAATAACTAATGAGTGACAAACCAAATTCAGCAAATGGTGTCAGTAGTTATGACTCTACTGGTTCCGGTTCATTAATACATTTCTTTAATCGTAACGTTAGCCCATATCCTACTGAATCGGGCGGACCTAAATTTGATTTAGTTCCCGTAGAGAAGCATAAAGACATTATGCTTAACGTTGCAAGGTTGCATGCCAAACAAGAATATGATAGAATCATGGAACTGGTAACTGTTTTACAAAAGCAAGCAGAACAAATCAAACATAGATTAGACTTGACTGATATGGTTCATGCCGCTAAATACGATTTTCAATTATTCAATGGACAAATATATTGGTTGTTATACGACCATAGAAAACAGTTTACTAGATTGAGTATCAATGGTCCTAAAGATTGGTGTACAGGTAAGCCAGAAGAATATGAATACATTGCAAGAGTTAAATGGTTAGGTGACCATACTTGGATAGAGGTAGAAGATGATAAGTAAAAGTCCAGATAAACATACCTTTCAAAAAGAAGGTTACATTAAACGTTGTGAAGAACAAGGCAAGTTGCCTAATCCTGATTATATTGAAATGTACAAGTCTTGGAGGCAACAAACATTAGAACTTGAAGAAACTGATGAGTGGAAGAAAGACAACATGGAGTATGACTTACGTAGTACTCAATGGATAGTTGACAAAGTTAAAAGTGATGACGTTTATGCACAACATCTTTATGCTTCTATGTGTAACAATGAATTCACTAAAAATGAGGTATGGCCTATATTAACTGAAAAGCGTTGGAGTTGCAGTTGGAGACATGCAGGTGGCATTATTGCTGATATGCAAGAGAAGGGTGATTACATTGATTGGTACTGTAGTGGCATCAGGGATAGTAAGATACTAGATGATGATGAGTTTCAAGCACTTACAAAAGAACAACAAGAATCCTATATACAGGGTAAAAAGTTTGTTCCTGAAAGTTGTGTAACTGACGAGATACGAGAAGATTTATTGAAATTAGGTTGGATTGTAGTAGACGAAGAACCTGAAGCATACTAAATACAATATAGGAGAATACTATGGCTTACAGCGCACAAGTGATTGACCATTATGAAAATCCCCGCAATGTGGGGAGTTTTGCTAAAGATGAAGAAGATGTAGGTACAGGTATGGTCGGAGCCCCGGCATGCGGGGATGTAATGAAACTACAAATAAAAGTAGATAAACTAACAGGGATAATAACAGATGCCAAATTTAAAACATATGGGTGTGGGTCGGCAATTGCTTCTTCAAGTCTTGTCACAGACTGGGTCAGGGGTAAAACATTGGATGAAGCAACATCCATTAAAAATTCCAGTATCGCAGAAGAACTCAGCCTCCCCCCAGTCAAAATCCACTGCAGTATCCTCGCCGAAGACGCTATCAAAGCCGCAGTAGAAGATTATAGAAAGAGATACAATGGCTAATGAGCTTGCTAAATTTATAAATTCACAACGTAGACACCGTGATGATTCTGCAGTTAAGAAACAAGTTAAGATTGCTAAACTAAATGGACTTACCCATAAAGATAAAGCAATAAAAGAACCACATCGTTTAGTTAAACATCATGCTATGGATTGTGGTAATCCTAATTGCCCAACATGCGGCAACCCACGCAAAACACATAAAGATACATTAACTGCACAAGAGAAACGTTTGTTTCAGGACGTTGAAAAAACAAATGATAAACACAGTAATGGTCTAAAGCCCGACGAAGAATAGATTACCCTTTTTGTTGTATAAATAATACTGAGTATGTTATACTCAGACAGACTTATATTACACACAAGGAGAAAAATATGAAAACAGTCGGTGATAAATTAACA